GGCTCCTCGTGAACGACCACGGGCTCCTCGTGAACGACCACGGGCTCCTCGTGAACAAGCGCCTTCTCTGGCTCGTCGGGTACCCACCTCACATAGTCCCCCTTCTCCAGCCAGATAGGGCTCCAGTCCTTCGCCTCGGGAACAGGATCCCCCACGTCCACCCAGACGTGGGAGTTCCCTCTCCTGATTTGCTGCTTCCTCGTCGACACCCACATGGCCGCGCCTACGCGATCACGTTGTTGAAGAAACAGCCGAGGTCGCTGGCCACGAGCTTGAGATCGTAAGCCATCGTTCCCTCGATGCGGTCGCTCTCCAGTTCCTCCATCCGGAACCGCTTGATGCGCGTCCCTTCCGCCGTCGCTCCCACGTACCCCTGCCAGGAGAACGTATAACCGCCGGACGGCATCATGATGCTTGGCCGCGGAGCGGCATACACGAGCAGGCAGTCCTTCGAGTAGATGAACGACATGTTCGCGGTTCCGCCTTCCTTCGCCGTGTCTTCCACCGCGCTCGCGATCAACACCCGGTCGAGCTCCAGGGCGCTCGCCAAGAGGTCGAGCGTCACGACGCCTTTCTGCGTGTACTTGATCCGGTCGAGCAGCTCGGCATGATCTTGCAAAACGCTCCACACGTCTCTCGACAGCACGAGCACGTTCGGCCGGAAGCCCGTCTTGACGTAGATCGCGTCGATCTTGCTTCGAATGTTCGCGAACGGTGTCGAGCCCGATGCGCTCCACAACGTCCCCGGCGTGTAGTCCGACGCACCCGTCCAGACACCCGTGGTGAAGTAGGTCGCCGCCCAATCCTTCTCACGCTTGAGCGCGAGCCCGCGCGTCACGAACTCCGTCGCCTCGGCATCGAGGTTGATAGGGGCGTCGGCGTTCGCCCGGATCTGGTCGTCGACATCCTTGTGCAACGCCATCGGGTGGCAGTAGTAGGTATCCGTCGAAACGGAGTACCCACTGCCCGCCGATTCGGTTCCCGGAGCACGCTTCGCCGCGTCGGTCCGGAACCACTGCTGCTTCGGATAGGTGAAGTACTGGTCGCTCTGCTTCTGAACCGGCACGTTCGGAAACACCTTCGTCGCGATGAAGTTCTCCTGCGACTGAAGGTAAGCAATCGAAATGTTCGTCAACGGTCGGTTGACGTGAACGGCACTCGCTGTTGGCTGTGGCATCGTCTTCCTCCTTTAGCCGTTCAGGGTCGGCCCATCGAGCACCATCGAAATGATCTCGTTTGCCGTACCGCTCTGGAGCGCCCGCCCTCGCGAGTAGGTGCCCGGATTTGAACCCACCTTGACCTCGACCGACAAGCCGGTCTTGGCCAGCGCGTTGCCGGACTTGAAATCCAGCTCGGAAGTCAGGCCGGTTGTCGGAGAAGTCATCGTGAAGCTGCCGTCCGCGTTGACCGCGACGTTCGCCGTGGTGTCCGCCTCGACTACCGTCTTGACTTCTGCCGCCGTCACTGCATCGATGTCGACGACATCGCCGGTGCCCGCAACGGGGGTGTCCCACGTCAGACCGCCCGTGCCCGCGCCACACGCGATCGCAGCTCCGGTGCCCTTGTTGTCGGTCGTCAATTTGACTTGACCACCTACCACCTCGGCCTTGCACCCGAGAGCCTGGTCGTTGATTCCCTGCGCTACCAGAAGCGCAGTGGTGGTGGTTCGTGCAAACGTGATGGTCTGTACCTCACCGTCGTACTGTCCGCCGGTGATGGTAATGGTCATGGTCAGCGTATCTTGATCGGCACATGCGTAGGTCGTGGTATCGGTAATCGTCGCGCCTGCCGCGTCGAACGTCGCTGTCGCGTTGCCAACGTTGTCCACATCGATAACCATCGTATCGGCGGGTGAGAGGTTGAACGGCCCCGCCGAGCTGGTCTTGCTCGCCGCTGTCGGCGCCGCCGCCGCGGTCTTCGCCTTGCCGTTGGCATCCGTCATGAGACGGTCGCCCATCGTCACCCCCGCGCCGCAAGTGATTTTGGTCACACCGCCGTTGGCAAATGTGACCGCTCTGTCGGCCGCCGCAGGAGCATTCTGAATCACTCCGTCGACGTACTCGCCCTCGGCCGTGGCCTTGACCACCTTGCCGCTGGTATTGATTTTCCCGAACAAGAACTGCGCGGCACTGAGGTCAGCGCCCGCAACCAGCCCGGGAATCGTCTGAAGTCCGCCTTCGTACGCCATTGCGCACCTCCTCTAGTTCCGTCCCGTCTGAGCCGGATGCTCGACGAGATAGCGGTTGTACAAATCCTTGCCACGCGGCGACTCCAACACCTTCGCGATGGCCTGCTCCTCGGTGAAGTTGATGTCCGTCGACTTCTCGACGAGCCCCTTGGCCAACTTCTCGATCTGACCCCACGCGCTTGCCTCCGTCGCCTCTCCGAACCTCGCGCCCGCTTCGGAAAACATCGCGCTCTTCTGCATCGCCTCGGAAGTCGCCTTCATCTGCGCGAACTGCGCCTCGGCCAGCTTCGGGTCGACCTTCTCCAGCTTGAGCAGCAGGTCCGCCTGCTCCTCGGCGCTCGCACCCGGGCAGTAGATCAGCTCGTCCTTGGCTTTCGCGATGAGCTCCTGGCGCCGCCGCTGCTCGCGCTCGGACTCCAAGCTCTTGCGAATCTCCTCGTTCTGCTTCTCGAGGGCGGAGAGCTGCGCGGCGTGGGCCTTCTGGATCTCCTCGAATCGCACGTCTTCCACGTCGTCTTCTTCCTTCTTCACCTTCGCCTTGCTCTTCGGCTCAGGATACTTGTCGTCGTCCATGTCCTCCTCTTTCCCTTCGGCCTTCGCTTTGGCCTTCGGTGCGGGATACCCCGCGAGGTCGCCGAGCTTGTCGAGAACGTCTTTCGGCATCTCGTCTTTGTAGCCCGACAACAGACGCAACGCGCCCTTGATGGCCGACTGCGCCTTGTCGCTCAGCTTCGCCTTCTCGAACCACTCGGCGAGCTTCTCCTCCTCGTCGATCTCGGTTTCGAGAACGGCTTTGAGAATCTCTTCGTAGTGCATGTCTCTCTCCTGTTTGAAAATAGGGAACGGTTTCTTCTTGTTCGCGCCCCGGTCCACCAAGGACACTTCCTCGGGCGTGAGGTTACTCAACTCGGTCAACGCCTTGCTCATGCGGGTTTCTCCACGAGGTCGATGAAAGTCACCGTAGGCATCTCTCGACGAGACATAGCGCGCCGCGTCCCGAACCCTCCGGGGCTGAACGCCGTTATTTTTCCCGCCTTGAACAACTTCCACAACTCCTCGTTCAACCTCACTCCCATCAGCCACGAGCCAGAATGAATCGTGTCGCTTCCAAACTTGCGCCGATACACTCGATGCGGCTCGCCTCTGCACGCCTTCAGATAATCGTCACGACTCGGGTACTGCTCGACCCAACTCTCGACGACTTCCGCACTGGTCTTGCCCTTGTGTTGAAGCCCCACCACTCGGGAGTTCTTCAGGTACCAGTGAGCCGATTCCTCCACCCCGTCCGGGGCGGGCCAGTCGTTGTGCGCGTCGGCTTCCGCGCCATGCGCACCGTACGGGTCGAGAACAACCCCGTACACAATCCTCTTGAGGGGATCTGACTTGGCAATCGGAACCGACTTACTGACGACCTTTCCCGTCCGCACGTCGTAGACTTCAGGACGGGAACCTGGCTTCGACCAGTAGAGCCAGCGCTGCCTTTTTTTCTTGAGCTCGCTTATGACATCAGCGAGGTCGCGGCTCTCGGCCCACGGCGTCTGGTCTTCCGGCTTATCTATCAGCCACCGACGCCGCCCGCCGACAGGGGCGTACAAGAACAAGTATCTACCCTTTAATTTTTCGCCGTCAAGAAAAATTTCGATCGCGTGCTGCCGAGCAACTCCCAGCTGGTACGTCCCGCGGTCGAGCGCGAAGAACTTTGAAAACTTCTCCGAAGTCGCCCCCGCCTCTCCGGGTTCCGACACGTAGGGCTCGCCCACGCCCACCTCCAACCACTCCTGCGGCTGCTCCAACTTCGGCGCGAGCTCGATGTTGTCTCCCTTCTTCCAGTCAATGAGCTTGTCCAAATGTTCGAGACCGCGGTTGTCCTGCGTGCGCCCGAGAAATACCGCCCATCCCCAAAGCCCGTCCCCGTCGCTCAACCGGAGGTCTCCGTGTACCGAGTGCTCGGTGTCCTTCATGAGCTGCTCGTCGCTCATCTTCGTCTCGTCCTCGTCGAGCCCTCGCCAATGATGCTGATAGACGAACGTCCCCTTGCCGTCCTTTGGGAACGCCTGAATCCAATTCTTCTCCCAATGATCGTAGGCTGCCGCCGCGCGTGTTCCTCCCTCGTCCCGAGGAGGTTTTTCCCTCCCCGGCGCCTGCTTTCGTACCGACTGCTCGAGCTGGCGCAGCTTGCGCCCGACCTCGCCCGAATCCCCGAACCGCCGAACCGCGCTCGGGTGAGGCAGCACGAGGTCCACGGTCGCAACTTCCGCAAGCGCCGCTTCCGCCGTGCGCCCAAGCGCCACTACCTTCTCGGGCTTGTACTTCTCGATCTCGGCCTTCAACCAGCCTCGCCACTCCGCCATCTCGTCCACGGTGGGCTCGCGAGTCCGTCCCTTCTCGTCTTCGAGCAACACCGGCACGGCGTTCGTCACCATGACCTCGGAACGCTTGAGCCCCAGGGGCTTGAGGTAGACCTCATTGAAGACCACGCCCCCTGGTCCCGCCATCGGCTCGCGTCGCGCTGCTTCCACGCGCCCGGGACTGGCGCCCACGAACCCAACCTTAGCTCCCACAGGTCCGACCGTCGGCACCTCGGGCCGCAACGCCTTGATGACGTTCGCGGGCAAGTAATCGATCTCGCCCTCGTCGTCGACCTCCTTGACCCTGAGCACCAAATCCTTCGCCGCGCGCTTGACCACGGCGTCCACCGTGTCCGCCACGCCCTCGTGCTCACCAAGCACACGCGGCACCCACGCCGTCAACCGCACTCCCTCCGGCCCTATCTCCTTGTTCACCGTCTCGGCTTCGATGCGCACACCGTCACCCGGCTTGAGCGCGCGTCCCGTCGAGAACGTGTCGCCGACAGTGAGCAGCTCGTCGTTGTGCCGCACCCCGTAGGTGTAGACCCATACCCCGCCTTTCGTGCGCTTGGCCTTGATGACCTCGGCATGGAAGACCGTGGCGTTGTGGTACTTCACCCACTCGTCGCCGGTCGTGTGATCAAGGCGGTAAGGCGAATCGATTTGTTTTGCGACCATCCCCTCAGACCCCGGCTCCTTGCGCAGCTTCTCGGTGAGGCGCTCGATGTCGTCGGGCGTCTTCGCCAGCTCGCCCCCCACGACCTTGAGCACGGTGCCGTCCTTGATTTGCTTGAGCACCTCGAGCCGCGTCCGCAACGATTTGTTGTGAATGTCGCCCTTCCAATAGAGCACGTCGAAAGCGTTTGCGCGGAGGTGCGCGTCGTCGGGCTCGTCGCGGCCCGCCAAGTATCCGGCGACCGCTTCGCGCGGCAGGTGCTTCTTCCCGTCCCACGCCTCAATCTCAACATCGAGCACCACCTTGTTCGCCGAGAGCTTGCGCACGTCCTCGACCAAAGACGGCAGGCGATCGGTGTTGTCGTCGCCGTCCTCGCTGAAGATGCGAACGGTCGAACCTACCTTGTGGACCTGGTGCCTCGCGCCGTCGAACTTGCGTTGCACGATGGAGGGCAGCCACTCGCCTGAGCGCTCGGTGTAGAACTCGACCAGGCGCTCGACGGTCTGCGCCTCTTCCGCTTTGGCAGGTCGCGTCGGCTTGGGTTGGTAGAAGAACTCCCCCGGCGTGAGCACGTCGGCCTTCTTCGCGCGCTCCGCTTGCGCGCGCTGCTCCGCACTCGCCGCACGGGCTTGCTTGATCACACTATCTCTATCCCTGTACCCGGCAGGGACGGAGCTTTCTGCTTTTTCAACCGCAAACGGCTCCGGATGCTTACACCCCCGTGGACCTATTGAGTAGGCGGCTCGTATCACTACACGCCCAGGTTCAATTGCCTTTCCCAACATCCTGAAAGATGTTCGGTGCTTTTCGCAAGCCTTCTCGACGACGCGGTCCAACCGCTTCCACATCCCCTTTCGAGTAGCCCCCTCGTGTATTTGTTGACCAACAAACCCCCAGGTGAAAGAGGCTACGTATGGTTTTTGGGGCGAATACACTTCACAGAATTTCTCAAAAGAAGGGCAAGGATTCCCACAAGCATCAAAATCGACAAGGGTCACGTCACCAAAGTTCACTTGCTCGACAACTTCAATGTTGTCCCCGACATACACAGAGGCGTTACCATGTTTCGACTTGTATTTGCACGCAGCCCTCGGGCTCTTTTCGATTGCAATATGTCTTCCTTCTCTCGTAGCGCAGACTGAATCCCCCTCGCCTGCGAAAGGCTCGAATGTCGTCCCCCCCTTCCGTGCAGCCCCTAGTACTTTGACATACCAATTCTTCTTGAAAATTGTAGCCTTCAGCGCCATTCTTGGATTCCCTGAAATTGTCCCCTCCGAACCCCACGTATTATTTTTCACCACCCTCTCCCTGCCCTCGTACTCGGGAGGCGTCTCCTCTATCTTCACAACATGAGGCTCGCGCCGTCGCACTACCAGATCAAACACCGGCACGTAATCCGTAAAACTCCCCTGCGGCGCGTCAATCAACTGCACCTGCGGACCCCGCTTGTCCGGCGACAAGAACCGCCTCAGCGCAACCCCAAGGCTCCTCCCGTCTATCCCGTACGTCCCCTCCCTCGCGTCGTACTCAGCCCTCACCACGCAATCGATATCCCCCGGCTTCTCCGCGACCGCCGCGCTCCCCGCAACGCTCACAAAATCCCGAACCAACAAGATCTCGTCCGGCACCTTCGCCAACCGCCCCTTGATGAACTTCGGCAGCTCCCCCTCCACCCCCTTGACCGCATCCCTCCTCGCCTTCCGCGTCGCCTCGAGCTGCGCCACCTCGTCCACCAAGTCTCCCGCTTCGACCTTCTTCCCGCGCCTCTCCCTCTCCTGCTTCACCCACAACGCAGCGTTCACGATGTTCTCAACAGGTTGCTGCCGCCTCTTCGCGTTGCCGAACCACTGGTGCAACCTCAACCACACGGCGTCGAGGTCGTCGTCATCGATGTCCCTCAGCCTCTCCGGTTTGATCTCGGCGAGCGCCAACTTCTCGAACACACCCGGCTCGTCCACACGGTGCGCCGCTCTCCCCCCCGCACGCGGCCGCGCACTCTGCACTAAGCTCGCGTACAACCAGCCCGGCAAAAATTTCTTCGCTTCCGCCAACATCTCTTCGAGGTACTCTCGACTCGCCATTTCTACCTCCTCAAGCGACCCGCTCGAGCGTCTCCGTGCAACGTCAACCAGGATGCGCGTCCTCCCCCGGCATATCGACCGCACCCAAGAACATACTCTCGTACGGCTCCCCCAACTTCGCCGTCTTGCCGTCGAGCTCCAAACAAATCTCGCAAGGCGCGTCAGGATTTCCCGTTGGCCCCGCGCTCAACCACCTCCTCTGAACCTCGGGCAACAAACCCGCCTCATCCGCTACCCTCCACACCTCGTTCCGCCCCTCGGCCTGCGCGGTAAGCGTCTCGGTCCTCGCTATCATCTGCGCCCGCTTCCCGAGCAGCTCCTCCCGATACTTCTCCGTCCTGCTCTCCACCTCGTCACGGTTGTACCCCGCCGCCGTCAACTTCTCACGGCGATTCGCGACAGCCTGGTTCCACCTCCGCGTCAAACCGATGTTCGCCTTGATTTCGTCGAAGATCTCCTCGGCTCGTAGCCCTCTCTCGAAACTGCTCTCCAGAATAGCCGTCACCACCTCGCGCTGACTCTTCGTCAATCTCTGGTCTATCAAGTGCGTCGCACGCTCCTTCATCCACTTGATGCCGTAAGGGTTGATCGGGACCATCATCCCCCTCGCCGCAGCCGCAACATCCTCCCGCCCCTTCTTCACCTCTTCCGCTCCCGTCGGCAGCGGCGCCGGGTCCACGCTGAACCACACCTTCGTCTTAAACTTCGCGTTCATCCTCTCCGCGCTGTCCCTCCCCGCCGCCGTCA